CATCTCTCATCAGACGTTGGAAATCCCAGATGAAGGCTTGCCCACCCATTACGAATACTTCGGTGAGGCCATCATTATTGGTCAAAAGCTGAAGGTTGGACATCACATTCTCAATAACCCGGACGTTCAGTGTGTTATACTGATACTTCAACGAGCCATCGCCTTGTGCAAGGAGTCCGTCACCCTGAACGATCTCACGACCTTTCAAGTCTTTTACATAGACGTTCTCATTAGCATCGATGGTAGCCCTTCCATAGAGAAGTTGATTTTCTCTTGAATAAGCCCACCTGCGAAGCATCTCGATATCCTGGTGTTTTACCCACAGTTTGCTTCCATTATGCTCAACCCACAATACTGTCTCGGCAGCTGAACCACTGATAGAAAACTGCATACGCTGAATGGTCATGAAATTGGTATGCCATTCAGGATATGTGTTCTTTTCGTATCCTGTCTCAGAAAGTTCCGGGAAAGCTGTGTGGCTGAACCCTACTTCTGCACCCGCATTAAGCAAAGCTTGGGCGATGAACGAACCTGCAACATTACTTGCCATCTTAGCCTGATATCTCCATACTCCGGGAGCGGTTTCAACAGGATAGGTGTCAAGAAGCTGAACGATTGTCCTGCGATCAGCAAGTTCCAGGTTGTCATTGGGACTGAAATAGTTGGTGTCCAAATCCAAATTAAAGGTGATGTTATTAAGAGTAGAAGTTGATGTTGCTGCTACTGTATTAACAACGGTGCCCTTACGGAAAGGATATCCTTTCAAAGCCCATTTGAACTGCCTGTTTCCAATAACCTTGAAGCTGGCTGAGTTAAAGTCTTCGTAAAGACCTTTTTTTGTCATACCACGTCTTGCAAGGTAAGAAGAGAAAGCCGAAAAGTTATTCTCAAAGAGATTGGTAACATTCGGGGAAATCTCTGGTCGTGTTAAGAGTGCTGCTGCCAAGGAGTTTGTCATTGTCGTCCTATTGGCATCAAAACTCGAAGTTCCTATAAATTTCATGTTAAATTAGTTTTTAGTTAATAATTAAGAAGTTGCTGGTGCTACCAGGGCATCTAAGTCTATGCCGGTGGATTGAACCGGTCCGGTCTTCTTGGGTAGCTTTGGTTCTGGGTCCAACTTATTAAAGAAGTTGTTCTTGGTGTTCTCTTTTGCCTGTGAAAGAGATTCTCTTATTTTGGAGTCGGCCTTTTTAAGATACCATGCAATCTTCACAAGGTTTTCATTGCTTTGCAATGCTTCAGCCAGTGGTGACATACCTGTTTCTTGGGTGGGCGTTACCAGATACTTAAATTCATCAACAAATCCTTCTCTTTCGCTTTGCGAGATAGGGAGTCCATTAATATCATTAAGTGTATTGAAATAGTTAATAGATTCTTTAATTTGCCTGTCACGTTCTGTATTAATAGAACGCTCTTCGGTTTCACGCATTTGCCTTTGTTCGTTGGCAAGCCGTTCAGCTATAGTTGCACGATTTTCCTGATAATTGGTTTTAATCTTCTCCGCTTCTATATCAAGAAGTCCGGAGGTTTCCATCTTCTTGATAGTGTCTTCAATCTTATTATCATCCCATCCATTGGGCCTCTGTTCTGTCTTTCCGTAACTTTGTTTCAGAGAGAGAGCGACAAGTTCCTTTGAAGGCATGCTTTCAATATCAAGTGACTTACTGTATTTTTGGATGTACTCTTCGGGTTTAACACCTTGAGATATCGCCTTGTTGAACTTCTGGACTTCCGGATGAAGCTCACTCTGCTTTGCAGAGAAGATAGCTTCTTCGATACGTTCAGTGAAATTCTCTTCGGTTATGTCTTTGGTATTAAGGTCAAACTTATCTCCATATTTTGCATAGTACTTGTTTACGATAGACTGATAAGGAGAGATAGGTTCCGGAGTTTTAGGTTCTGCTGGTGTGACAGGAGTACCTGGTTGTTGTGTTAAATTTATTGTACCCGCTGGAGGTTCTACCGGAGGTTCAGAAGGAGGATTGTTGTCAAAATTGGGCAATCCCATGGTAAGGTCTGCCATCTGACTACCTTCCGGCTCAACAAGATTGTCAAGATTAACTGGTTCTACTGCAGGAGTTGGTTCTACAGGTGGCATCCCTACCTGTGGTTCTTGTCCCGGATCTCTGAATAGTGTTATCATAATAGTTTTTTTATCTGTTTATCTGTTTATCTGTTAAAATTAATCCTCAAAAATAGTTCTTAAATGACAATCTGTCAAAACACTGACAAAAAAGTTTTCAACAATAGGTTATTAATCTTTAATTTTTTCTTTCGCCTTTTGTGCTGTGGCACCAACCTTTGCCATGTCAGTAGTTACTTTAGCCTGAGTCTGAATCTTAGCTACCTGTAGATTAGCGATAGTCTCAGCTTGTTTCTCCTTAAGGTAAGCCATCTCAACAGCTCTTTCTGAATCAATCTTCTCTTCAGTAAGTTGTTTTTCTTGTGCAAGCTCTCTGTCTTTAAACTTCTGTTCCATGTCGAACTTCTGTTTCTCCCATTCCAGTTGGGCTCCTTGAATTTGAAGCTGCATCTGTCCTAACTCATTCTTTTGTTTTTCAAGGAGAGCCTTAAACTCATTCTCCATCTGAATCTTCTGTTGCTCTGCCTCTTGTTCATTCTGCATCCTCTGTCCTGCTTTCTGTTCAGCTATCTCAGAGAACTTCTCCAAAGCCTTTTCCATCTCCCGTACAGACTCCATAGAATAGAGTTTTACTACCTGTCCCATGTTGATAAGTCCTTTGTTATGCTCTTCAAAGGACAATCTCTTAAGGTCGTTAATCATCTTCTCTTGCTTGCCTCCATCTTCTATCCATAGACGATAGTCGGCATTCTCCATGGTATGTTCCGGGATATTGAGGATCTCCTGTCCCAGGTCGCCAAGGACAAACTGACCTCTCCTTCCTTTTCTCCATGCTATCTTAGTAAGGTTAATAAGTCTGTCAAGAACTTTTCTCTTTGTCTGGTCATGTTCATAGAAAAGTATCTCTGTGACAAGTGATGCCTGAACGATAGCCTGGTCGGTGACACCTTTGAGGTCCCTACTGTCCATGGCTCCCAATGATTGCCTGTTGACACCGGTGATAGTTCCGGCAAGTCCTTCCAGATGTTCAAGGATGCTATTGAGATATTGGATAGCCGGAGTGACAGTATCGTCATAATGTTGAAACTGGTTGAAGGTAGCTTGTCTTCCCATACCTTCTTTGACAGACTGTATCCATCCTACACCAACCTTCCGTTGGTACATCCACTCCTGCATGCTCATACCATCGGGAAGTTGTGACTTATCCATGATAAATCCTTTTACTCCGGAAAGGGCTAACCACAGTTCTTTGTGAAAGTGAACAAGGTTATAAAGTATCTGAATGTCCTTGGCAGCCCATACTATGCTATAAGGTTTTCTCGTTATGCCATTAAAAGCCCTTCCTACATACGGAAGCTCAACCTTACTCGGATTGTCAATACTCCTTAGTTGTACCGGCATCTTCTGTACCCGGACATAAGTATTGTTGTTTATCTGCACTCCTTCCCATATGTCATTCTTATATCGTGTCTCAATAGTCTCCCCTTCTTTGACAGTAAGACTTTCATCCTTTCCAAGGATATGAGTAAAATAAGCATCTTCAACATGCTTGTTCGGAGTTTTCTTTCTATTTACATAGGCAACAGACTTCCATACACAATAGCATACTCTTATCTTATTTGATACATCAGGAGTCCCGGAATAAAGAGAGTTAGCTGTACCATCGGAAGAATAATCTCTTTCGTTTCCATATTGATAGGTAGTATCAGAAAAAGAAGAAGAAGAGGTATAGTAGTAGTCTTTTTTTAATTTATCAAGGTCTGTATCCTTAAGTTCGGTGCCAAACTCATCAATTATCTGTGGCATGGTCATCCATCGTTCTTCCATAGCCCATTCACAATCACTCACCCATTCCGACTCATCATCATTGGAATAATAGAAGTTTAAAGTATTGACTTTCCTTACCATGGGATCCGGGTCTCCCGGGTGATAGTTGACATAATAGAACTCATTATCTCCAACAAGTTTGTCATCAAATCCATAAGTAAACTTACTCTTGATATCATATTCATTCATGAGAAACTTAACACCCTTCTCGGCAAACATCTCAAGTAGTTCTTTGTATTCAAATCTATACTTAAGGTCAATAGCCTCCATCTCTTCTTTTAAGACAAGAGCCTTTGAGTTGAGAGGTTGTCTTAAGGATTGCAGTACAGCCTGCATCTTCCGTATCTCCCGTTGTTTGTTGATGACCTCTTCTGTCTTTTCCTGATTCTGCTGTGCCACCATAGCCAACTCTTCTTCCTTGTCTGCAATAGTCTGAATAATCTCATCCATCTGCATCTTCCGTTGCATAAGCTTACTCATGACAAGGTCAATGGCTTCCTGTGATTTAAGTTTTGTTTTTTTAGAAACAGAATCAGAGTCAACAGTAAACACACGAAATAGAAATGGTCGTTTAGTCTCCTGTGACCTTAACCTGTCAAGTCGTGGACGTATAAGAGGTATGAATCTTATCTTTGCCGGATATTCATATTTGTCTACCTTTCGCAAGTAGTCATAATCGCTTTCACTGAAAACACCATTGAACATATCATAACAAAACCTATCCTTTGCTTTTGACTGATAGGTACTGCCTACCATATTTACTATGGCACTGACATTGGACTGTCCCCATTTGGCATCCTTTTGATTTTCCGGAATTAATTGTTTTGGTAACATAGTTTCGTTTAATTAAAATTCATTGTAATTTTTCCGTTCTTGGATGTATAATGTACAAATCCATCTTTTTTCTTTTCTGCTGATTTAACAGCAAGATGTCTGTCGTCAAGTTCATGGACGATACACAATGCAGACGATATAGTAATATCGCAGTTGTATCCTTTCTCATCCCTGTAGTTGATAGCCGCAATGATCTGTTCCTGGTCAAGCATCTTATGACTGTTATCTTTTATATAATCCCGATAGGCAGTCAACCAATAAGGCTTAGTGCCTGGGTCTATGCCGAACTTATTATTTACCTGGCTAACTTTTACATTAGAATAGGCAATACGTGGACGTTCTCTCAAGAAATGGTCAAGATGATTTCTCTCATACCATCCGAAGATGCCTATGTTGGACCACTCAATAAGATTGGGTGCCTTATAATAGTAGCATAACTTAGCTGACATATCATAGAAGTCCTCTGCCTTCTTTGGCCGTATGGTAACTCTTGCTACGAAAGTCCTCGATATGGAAGATACATCTTTGAAGGCTTTAAATATCTGGCAACTTCCTTTGGAAGAACTTGTGTTAGCCTGGTCTTTGTCATAACTGTCGGTAGCTCCCTTGTATAGATTAAGGAATACATTCCCGGCCGCATCTTTTGCAGGATGTTCATAAATGATAAATGGCCCGTTATTATCAGCGAACCATTCAATACCTATAATCTTATCTGAGTTATCCCTTATCCATTCAAGCCTTCCTCTCTGTGCTATGTTATTCAACTCCCTTGAGTTTCTTAGTAAGGCCAGTTGTGCGTTGAGTAATGCCACATCAAAAAGACTATTGCCGGTACGCATGAAAGCTTCGTCCGGATTTAAAGGCATCTGTGTCTTTAACCGGATAAGCTTATTGCTATCTTTTGCCTGAGCCGCTGCATCCCTGTCAGACTCAATCTTTTTCATACTTGGCTCAAAAAGAGAGTTGCCGTCAACATCTATAATAGCATATTTCCATGCGGGAACGAAATAGCAAATCTTCTTCATGTCGGCAGGATCTCCTTCACGATAGATATTATCAAACTCAAGCATGTCATAAGCTGTAGGGTCAAAGAATATCTCTTCCAGCTCATCGGCTCCCTTGTCCATATCACCGCCAGTACCTACTATGATGGCGATACCTGTCTTCTGGAAGTTGGCTTCAAGGGCTGGTTTTATAAAGTTAAAAGATTCTTTAAGCCCGGGAAACCTTCCTGCCTCTTCAAAGATTATCAAAGAAGGACTATTATGTACAACAGTAAAGTCAGAAAGTAAAAATAAATGATCTCCACTACATTCAAATCCATAATATTTACCAACTCCTTCTTTAGAAATAGAAATTCCCTTAATTGTATTTTTCTTAGATTGTTTAATACATTTTTTTCGTTGAATTAATACAGGAATCTCGGAAACTTTTCCGGTAATATGGATTATCCAGTAATTTTTATTTTTTATCCTTTTAGACTTACAAGTACACCAAAATCCAAGACTTCTTGATATCATTAAAATATCATCTTTTAATCTATCGAATTTAGTTGCAATTTCATATCCTGCACCACTATTAAAAAGATAACCATCAGAATCAATTAATCCAGCTAATAATTGTAATCTCATGCTTTTGGAATTGCACATATACGATAAAGGAATGTGTTTATTCTTAATAAGATTCATTTTTTTAAGAGTCTGAATAGTATTCCTTATGTATATTCTTTTACAATCAGTTCCTTTTTTATTCCCAATAGAATGAGAATATGTATTACATAAATAATCTAATATTTCTTTATCTATATTAGTAATTCTTGCTTCATCAGAATCTCCATCTCCAAGCCATAATCCTAAAAAATAAGGAGCAAGTTCTACTCTTTTTATTTGATAATCAACAGCAGTTTGCTTCCTATAACAATATCTTTTAAATGTTTTTGCTTTAGAAAAATATTTTTCTGCTTCTATAATTAAATTACCATTTTCATTTTTTGAATCGCAGTCATTAAAGTTATTGGTAATAAATTTACCATGCCTATTACTATTTCTATTTCTAACCAAAGGAGAATGTTGAAAAACAAGATCGTGTTTACTATTTACAATATAATCATTACCTGCAACTTGTTTTATTCTATAGAGATTATCAATTCCAAAATGAGTTGATAATACAGTTCTTGATAATGAATCTGGACCCATTACAAGGTCACCAACTTTTATATCCTGAATCATTTTAATAGACCCATTATGCATCAATACTAATGTGTTCTCACCAAAACACTTTCCAACTGTTGCTTGTGTATTATTCTTTGAAGTAATACAGTATACCTCAGACATAGAACCTTTCCACGAAGGGATACCCTCTTCGATGACCTTATATTTTGCCTGGATATAGTCAATAGTATCAGGAAGTCTTCTTTTGAAGAATTCAGTTCCCTTAAGACTGTTGATGCCACGGATAGTCATCTTCATGGTATTCTGACAATACTTATCCTCTCCTGCTGTGATGATAGACTGGCTGTTGCGAAAGACAGAGAATTCTTTCCCTACCAGAGAAGCAAGCTTCTCCGAATATCCTGCTTGCCGTCTTTTTACAATACACATGTTCTTTCCATTCTTTCTTGCTTTGTCAAGAGCATGAAAGAACTCAAAGTCAATATCCAGAAATCGTGGACTCACTAAGTCTTTCCTGCCGGTATTGACATTGATACCTTTTATCTTCCAGAAATTAAGATACCAGTAATGGTCACCGGTGATGGTAATGCCATCGACAGTATAGCCATTGATACACCTGTCACGCTGGTCATCCCACCACTCATGAAACTCCATAGACAAAGGATGGGCTTTGCAAAGTCCACTCTTGACAACAGGAGAAAAGTTTATGGTGTTACCTAGCATTTGATATCTTCAATTTCACAGTTAAAGGTTTTCTTAAACTTATGTATCTTATTCAGCTTATCTGAATATCCGGAAAACTTATTCTTAAGAGCAGATAGTAGTTTTATTTCCAATGGAGAATATACAATACCATCAGCAAATACCAAAGCACCATCATGTCTTATGACATAATCCTGTTTGAGTTCTTCAGAATACACTACCTAACCTCCCATTGATTTTCCTGAAAGATATTTTCCCTATCAGAAAAAGGAGGATTGTTTTGCTTTGGGAATAACCCACCTGGCGTACCACCGTTGACGGGGTCATCACAACAAGCTGGTTCATCACTCGACCCACAACAACCATGTAACAAAGTCCAAATGGTTCTTGGACTGTAGCCGGAACCAGCTGTCCCGAACATCTTCATTCCGGAACTTGTGCCGGAGGCTTTAGCGAAAAATCCCATAGTTTCTAATTATTTAAATGATTAATATTATTCAATTGGATGTACCGTCTCACTTCCAAACATCTTGGAAATTACTTTAAGTATCGCCACCGAACTACCAGCATAGGCGGCAATCTGAATTCCTACAGCAATACCAAGAGGCGGTGCTGCGATGGTCAAACCAATAGCAGCGACAGCCGATCCTACAATAAGAAGTTTGTTGACAACTTTGGCAATGTCGACAGGAGTGTTGTCTTTGTTGAAATTCTTTAAACCAAAAGATAGTTTTTTCATGTTATTGAAAGTTTAAATGACTTACCAGCCAAAAGTTGATTAAAGGCTTTTACTGTATCACGGCTGTTGATGATATCAATAGAGCCATCATTGTCAATGTCAATATGTTTAGTCCCAAGAGAAATACACCCTTTCAATTCTTTAATGGCAAAATTTGCCGAATGGATGCGTATTCCAGACCTTCCCGGAACATGCTGTATCTCGTATGTCCTTTTTTCCATCTTAGGAGAATAAGTCCATGTGCAATAGTAAAGTCCTGCCGGAATACAACTTTTACCTTTCTGATTGTCAACCCATGGAAGTTCTAATGAAAGACATTCCCACTTCTTAAGGCCTTTATCATAACAGATAAAAGAACCAAGAGTAAAAGAATCTTCCATACGAAATCTATGTAATACGACATCCATTATTTTATAGTTGTATCTTTTGTCAAAGTATCAGGATTAAGTGCAGCGAGAGAGTCTATTTCACGCTGATGAACAGTTGATAGACTATCATGTATTACCTGGGTAATAGAATCATGGTTTACCACTACCTCTTCCTGATTTTCACCGCAAGCGGTGAATAATACTACTGATAAAAAAAGAATCATTGTTTTCATGTCAGTTTATTTAGATTGTTAGAATTAAAAAAATAATTTACTTAGCCATGCAAAAAATCCTCCGGAAGCAACACCACTGCCAATACCAAAGCCGATTATCTTACTTCTATCAGATTTATACTCTTTAATAGCGGCAGAGTGTTCGTTTACCACTTTCACCATACCTCTTATTCCAAGGTCTTCATCACCTACAAGACAAAGATTCATCTTGTTCATAAGTTCAAACATCTCAATCTGTCGTTGATTGAGAATGCTAACTTTCTCTGAAAGTGTTGCCGGTACATTTATATCCTTTGCCATGCCATTCAGTTTTGTTATTTTACGGATTTAAGAATTGGTTTGTTAGCAACTTTAGGTACTTCTTCCAATAAGAATTTATTATTAATAAGTCTTTCAAGCAGTTCAACTTTGAACTCTTTAATACTTTCAACTTCAGATAATGGTATTGGCCAGATATCTACTGTAACTTCTTGCTCGGCCAGGATGGCAATCTTAGCTTCTACTTCTTTCTTATGCATATCATCACGAAACTGAAACTGATTGTCTTTTACGATAGACTTTCCTTTTTCATCTTTCAATGATTCCTCTTCAAGGATCTGATGTCTTGCATTCTCAAACTTTTTTAATATATCAAAACACGCATTACACGTTTTAATGATACCCAATCCAACACGAACATTGGGTTTGTAAGTCTTTAGTTCTTGTAGTGCAGGAACGAAATCCATCATTAACTGCACATTCTTGATTCTGATTTCCATTTTAAATTGATTTGATTGTTTAACTGATTAATTGATTATCTTTAATTCATGATAGGAGTCCACTTTTCTCTCTTTAATATTTCTCTTACTTCTTCATTTGAATAAACTTGTAAATGCTCCATTGCCGAAGGAATTTTAGAACCGGCCGGTATTTTAACGACAACTTCTTTTCCATCCAGACTTCTTCTTTGTGTTTCAAGCTCTCCAATACAATGCTTCATAATATTAGCCAATCCGGAATCCGGTAATTTCACAATGAAATATTTCCTCTGTTCTATCATGGTACAAATTCCCTTACATTAGAAGCATCCATATTTACACCTGTGCCTAAGTAGTTTATATATTGAGTGAGTTTTGGTACAAAAAACATTCCCGCTGTTCCACCTGCATTCATTCTTGCTATATCATTATTTCCTTTAAAGAACCACACCCTGCAAAGAGTAGGGTTCATAGCATCCATATACCTCGAAATATCTTTTGGGTTGCCATTTTTATCCCTTAATATTTCTAATATTTGTTGCTGCGAGAAACCAACATTAAGCCAA